AAATAAACCTCTATTAACGCCAGTATCAAACCCAACAAAATGGTCATCTGTAAGGTTTTGACGTAACTTTGGCTGTATAGGTATTGAGTAAAGATCAGTAGTGGTATTAGTTATTACCGCATCCCCTGTTGCCATAACTAACTGGACTATTTTATCTGCATTTGTTGATGCCGCAGAATAAACAGCAAGATAATCCCCAGCCTTTACCGTCCCAGCAACGCTAGTATTGACTGCTTTAACGCTTAAAGCTGACGCCCCTTTAATGTTCTGGCGAACCTTGCACCCCGATGTATTAGCTTCCGCAGTAAGCACATGGTCAACAACGACAACATTATTACTGCTTTTGGTTGTTATTTTAAACGTGCTATTGTTTTCCTCGTTATTAGCGCCTGAAACAGTAAAAAAATCACCAACAACAAGGCCAGCAAATATCCCTGAACCTGCGTTAGTAATTACTGATCCGTTAAAGGTAAGCGTAATAGAATTTACATTAGTCCCGCTGTTTACTCGCACATCAGCTAAAAACCTTGAACCGTTATAAGTCCCTTGCGGAACCTTCCCATCTGGGTCAACCATTTTAAAGTAGTTTTTCTGCCCCTCTAAGGCCGATAAAAAAGATTGCCACTCTACAGCCTGTGGACGCCTCATTGGCGCGAGAGTAACCCTTCCTGTCCAGTAAGTAGCATCATACTCTTGGGTGCGTTGCTTCCCTGAGAATGGCGATACAGTTACACCCAAAGTTCTATTTAATGAGAAATCAGAGCTTGTAAAACCTACGTTAGTTGGTATTGGTATTATTTTAGGCACCTAGCAACCCCTTTCTAAAGTTTCCACCGCGACGGCTTGCATCAAGAACACTTGCCTTAGATACCTCAGCGATTGTTGGTAACATTTTTTGTATCTCTGCTCTAACTGTGCCGACAACTCCTGTTGAGAAGTTAAGGCTTTGGTTTACCACGATAGTGCTACCACCACCCATAGCGTTTTTAGTATTCATGTTATTCATGACACTGCCGCTAGTGTTAGGGATAATTAACTCAGGTCCACGCTCTCCCACTAGGGTGGGGGTGCCTTTGCTGTAATGACCTCCACCAGCACTAGCATCGGTTTTTGCCGCGCCCCCTCCAAAATTAAAAGTAGGCAATTGCTGAAATCCCTGTTGCCCCCCAAATATAGAATTTAGTATTTTATTAACGATAGCCATCTGCAAGAATATAGAGATGATTTGAGAGACCATGCTTTTAGCAAAATCTTTAAATGCTCCTAAAGCATTCTTACCCTCCATTAGAGCCGTAACAAAATTGTTGCTGAAAGCGTTAGCTGAATTTGTAACTGCTTGCGCTAGCTGACTTCCTAAAGTTTCAGAAGTATCTTCTGCCGTCTTAGAGATATCTGTTAAATTTTCTCTAAGCGTTCCCATTACAGTTTCAATCTCTTCTGGGCTTCTGTCTCCAAACAAGAATTTTAAAGCAACCGCATTTCCAGAATCTATCACTGATTGCAAATCCGCTATTGTAGATTTTAACTCCTCAAAAGGAGTGACAGTTCCTTCAACTGCGGATTTAATATCACCGTATTGATCTGATAACGCTGTATTTTTAGCGCCATCTTGCATCTCTTTTAATTCAGCCCTTAAAGTTGCAAGCCCAGCCTTAACCTCTTTAAGCGTCATTTCAGGGAACATCTGCATAAAGGCATCTGTATCAGTATCTAACGCTAATTTTATAGCCGCTATTTCTTTTTCAAGGGCTTGCGCTGGAGTTACGGTTCCTTGTATTGACCCAGCAATTTCACCATACTTTTCTTTTATTACATTTAAGTCTTTTAAATCCAAGCCATCTTGTATTACTTTTCTTTGCTCTCCAACAAACTCTACCAATTCACCTACTACAGCCTCAGAGTATTTCCTTACCTCCTCTATTTTTCCAGTTACCTCATCAACGATAGCTTCACCGTTGTCATCTAACTTCGGAACCATTATTGTTGGGGCTATTTTTAATTTTGCAGTAAGCTCATCAAGTGCTAAAAATGCGTTTGTAGATTCCGCAAACTTTTCTTGTAATTTATCAAGGTCAGCAACGGCATTCATTCCCCTGCCTTTTTCATAAAGATCAGCAATTTGCTTGTCTTTATCAATTAAGGCTTCAGCCGCTTTCCTAGCTTTGTCGCTAATTGCTATCCTAGCAAGCAACGCGTCCTTTATCTTTCGTTGAGCCTCCTCGTAAGGCTTTTCTGCTTCTCCAGCCGCAAACTCAATGCTATATTTATTAGCACCAGCGCCTTCAGTTATTATGTCTGCTGATTTCTTTATAAAGCCGTTGACTTCTGCAAGAAGGTTTTTAACTCCATCGGCATCTAATTCTGGAATTAAATCTAGTGCCACCTGTGTTTGAGCGCCAAGGTTTTCGTCTGTAGATATAAAAGCACCCTGCCCCATGTCAGGACTAAATGTACGATTCATTGTGTCAATTTCAAAGGAGTTATCGCTTGCTGATTTTGTTTCTCCTCTAGCCAATTTATTTTGTATATCTAAGGCTCTAGCGGACTCGTTTACAAAATTAGTTAAGCGATCAGTCATTCCTTTTAATACATCACCAAGACCGCCTTGGAAAATAGCCAGCCCTAACTTTTTAAATGAAATTTGCAGGTTTGAAACTTTTGTAGAAAGGTTTTCCATCCTAGCGGCCATAGTGCCACCAGTAGTTTTCTTTAATCCTGCTTGCAACGCCTCAAGAATTAAAGCCGCGCCCTCAGTAGTTTTTCCAAAATCAGCTATTTTGTCTCTAGTAAGGCCAAGCTGTCTTCTCAATATTGGGTATACAGCGATGCCTTGGGTTTCTAACTGCTCAAGTTCCTCAAGCCCTAGACCACCGCCTGTAGCTTTAGCCGCAATTTTAACAAGAGACGCAAAAGCCTCCGTTGCATTACCCGCAATAGAAGCCGCATCACCAAAGGTTTTAAGCATTTCAATGTTAGGTTCAAGGCCAGCAGATTTTAATCTAATGAATGCCTTGGTAACATCTTCAATTTGAAAAGGGGTTGTTTCTGCAAAGCTAATTACTTGATCAAAGGCTTTTTTGCCGCCTTCAATTCCACCGAACACAGTGTTTAAAGATATTTGCAAATCTTCAAACGCCATCCCCACTTTTGCAATAGGGATTACAGCCGCACCGATTGCAACAATAGAGGCCGCCGCCGCCATAGCCACGCCCTTTACTTTGCCTAGTTGCTTGGTAAAGCCCGCAAAACTCTTTTTGCCAGAACCGCCAGCACCTTTGGTTTTCTCCTTTACCTTATCAAGAGCCTTAGTTAGCTGTTTGGTATCAGCCCTGATTTGGATGACAAGTTCGTCAATATTAGTAGCCATTAGTCTGGGTATAACTCCATTAGCTGTTCAAGGCTGTCCCGATCTAAAGGTTTGTCACTACCATCGTCTGATGTATTAAATTCCTTAAATCCAGCAAGCGTTGCGTAAACTTCAACAGGTGACATATCCCAGAACTCACTAGGTTGGATTCCAGCCATTCCTACACAAATTTCATAGAAACGCCTCCAAACTATTCCATCTAGTTCGTCACCTAGCCCTTTTTTGACTCAACCCCTTCTGAGGAAGGGTCACTCATTGTTGATACCAATAAGGTAGCTACTGCACTACAGGTACTAACAATTCCAGTATCTTGGATAATGCTTTTCACATTAGTTTCATTTACATCGTTACCACCACCCCTAAGAGCGTGTAAAAGAATGCAAACTAGCTCACCCATGCGAACATCGGCTTCTGATAGCTTTTGAGTAATTGAAAGGATGCCCTTATCAAGCTGTGTCTCAATCTTAATAATGGCATCAACATTCAAACGACAAGTGTAATCCTTGCCCCCAAGATTAATTAGTATCTGACCCTTCAACGGATTTGTCATCTGACTTTCCCTTCTTTGTAGTTGCCATTGCAACGGTTAAATGTAAGACACCATCTCTGGAGTCAAGCCGACAAGAAGCAACATTGCACTTCTTGCCATTTACAGTAATCTCACTTACCTCTTCAAAACCTTCAGGACATGGACACATTACTCTTTCGCCACTAGCCATTCCGTTTAATTTTTTAGAGCCAATATTGATCTTAGCTTTAGCCCAAGACATTACTCACCTCCAGTATTATGCAAACGTAACAAATGCAGACGACTCTAACGATATAGAGT